ATACGATAATGGATAAAGAAACCCATAATAATGATTTTGCTCCGTTTTCAATATAATCTCCAGCAATGCCGACTAGTGCAAACGCAAGTCCAATTGCAATTACAGTACCCACAACCATTAATACGGTAGTAATGTCTGGCATAAGTACTTGGAATAGAGCTAAAGAAACACCTAATGCTAAAATTGATAGACCAGCAAACATAAGCCCTTTACCGGCTTTTTCCATGTTATCTATAACACCAAACTCTTCTAATACATAAAATGCTAATGCAATTGCACCAATTACAAATATTGATAAGATAGCACCTTTAATCGCAGGACCTGCAATTATACTAACTAGTGCAAATGTAAGTGATAATGCTAATAGGCCTAATGCAACGTCTAGGACGGCAGTACCCATGGATTTCATTTTATCTAATACTTTATCTGGAATTGCGTATGCAATTAATGCAATAGTACCTATTAATAAAACACTTACTAAAGCTCCCTCGAGTGCGGATTTTGAAATTAAAGTAACTAATGCTAAGGTAGCTGCTAATATCAGTATTGATTTACCGACATCTCCCATCATTTTAACCTTCTCTAGCTTTTCTTGATCTAAATTCTTAGTACCAAAATTAATACCTGCTATAAGTGCCCTTAATGTAAGTGCTATGAGTGGAGTACCTAATACTGCCACCATTAATAATGGGGTGGCTAATACCATATATCCAGCAAACTTTAGTATTGATTTACCGACATCTCCTAGTAGAGTAATACCTGCTGCTAAGCCTTCCATTTTGGCTTTAACATCTTCTCCAGTATCTTCTAGATTATTTACAGCGTCTACAACAAATTGCAAACCTTTACCAAGAGGTTCCATGGAAGGTGCTAGTATTGCAATTGCCATGGCATTCCCTAGACCTCCGCCTACGCTCTTACCCTTTCCGTCTCTAATGTCTTCAATGGCAGTGGCCATAGCGTCCATTCTATCATAGAATTCGCCACCTACTGCTAATGATACTGCAGTATTTTCAGTATTAACTGCTATTTGACCTAGAACATTGCCCTGGCTACCTAACTTGTCGAAGGCGCCAGCTAATGATTTCATGAAATTTTGAGCCATGTATAAGTACCGCTGATTATTTTTTAGTATATAGGAACACCACTGTAAAAAGTGGTGCTCCTTATTACTATATTATATATCTCTACAACTTCGGCATCTTAATAGATGGAGTCTTGAGAGATGGGGTGCTTGGCATCTTAGGCGGTTTATATTGAGATCTCATTGATGACATCTGACTCGCCTGTTGTTCTTGTTGCTCCCCTTGCTGTTTATTCTTATTCTTGATGTATTCCGAAAGATTCTTAACGTAGTACCAAAATTCGTAGTAATACATATTTTCAATCTCGCTCGGTTGCATCCTAAGATGAATACCCAGGTAGAACTTTGTCTTAAAGTAGTTCTCCAGCGAGATCTGAAATAATGAAAAGACTTTTGATGCCACCTGGGAACTCAAGAGGGGCTTTCACCAACTCTCCTTCAAAGGTAGTTTCTAGTGTAGTAGATACACCAATTTTCATTCTTTCAGCCAATCTATAGATTACCATGAACTTTTTCTCATCCCATGCTTTATAGTCAACTTCGTGTTGGAAAATCTTACTTAAACCTAAAGTTCTCCAATCTGGTTGCATATAAGGCAATACCTGAATAAATGCTCTATCAAAATCTTGATCTTTTTCTTGTCTATCTTTAAGATATGAAGTAATCTCTTGCATAACACCAATTGTAGGTGGTTTCATTCTAACTTCACCAGCAGAACGTGTTTTGATTACATAAGTTCTTTCTTTTTCAGAATAATATCTTTCGATTTCTTCATCAATTTCACTTGGAACTAAATTCTTAACAGCTAATTCAACGTCAACTTGTTTTTTAGTTTTTTCAGTTTTACCCTTTAAGACTAATTTATTCTCAGGTTCTGGAAATGTTAAATCTCTGACACTTAATAGAACTACAATTCTATCCTCTTCTAAAAGATCTTTCCAAGAAAGTCTTTTCTTATTTGCAGACATTTGCATACAAGTTTCAATAATAGAATTTAACTTTTCTTCCATATCAATATAGTTATTTTCATCCATTGTAGAAAAGTGTCTAATCTCAGCTGCTTTTGCAGATCTAATTTTAATTACACTATCTTTAGGATAAAATTTACCCATTGATGGTAAAGTCTCTTGGTCTAATATGTGCCATCCTAATGCAGAATCAGATGATTGTGCTTTGTCTGGTCCAAAATCTGACATATTAACCCTTCCTAATCCACTAGAATCAACTGCAGCTTCAATACCAGCAGCATCACTATTTGTAGATTCGACATTAGCTTTATTAATATTATCTTTAGCTTCTAAAGCTTTTGCCATTTTTTGCTCTTCAGGAGTCATTTTGTTTTTGTCTTCGCTCATTTTTATTTGCTTTTTAAGTTTTTAAGATTTTGTTTAATGTAGGATCTTTGCTCTACATCTCTTCTACTAAGTTCTTCCTGTATTAAATTACGGATAAACGCACTGACGGATATTGGTCTAATTTCACGATCTAGAGCCTCATTCAAGATGACTCTATTGACTTCGCGAACTTCGTCCTCTGTCAGTAGAACCTGTAGTTTTTTTGTTAGTTTATCACTCATAATCTCTTATTATTAGGATATTATATTATGTTTTTTAAGTTTAAAAAAAGAAGGAATTCGTAGAATCCCTTCTTTTATTAGTTTCTAAATTAAATTTAATTCAATTCTTCTGAGTAAGTATCACACTTCCATGTTACTTCTAATGCTTGTGCATCAGCAGTCTCATAGTTAAGTTCTGCTACTAGGTTAACACCTGATGTAATGAAACAATCATCTAATGTGATTTTTCTGTAGATGTCACCTTCTCTGTTGAACTGAACAACAACGATTGTACCAACATAATTCTTTTTAAGACCCATTTCGCCAGTTTCCGGATTGTAAGCCGCTCTGTACCATTGTCTCATTGATTTATATAAGTACGCTTGGTTTGAATCGTTCAGGTTTAACGTAAAGTTGATTGTAATGTCAACAGCAGTTTGTCCAGGCATACCTGCGTATGATCTGTCAGCAAACTTATACTTTTGACCGATTGCATCAACAGCCGGAGCTAATGCGTCTAAACCAGAGATTGAATTAACGTGTTGTAAAAATAACTCCTGTCCTGCAACACCTGCTGGAGGTAATAATGTCACCTCAAATAGGTTAGCTTGTACTGGTTCGAAATTTCTACCCTTCTTGCTAGTTTGGTCCTCTGAATAATGTGGTAAAGCCATATCTTAATTTTCTATTTTATTTATATATCTTTGTTTTCTTATGCAAAGTTACCTGTTGCAATTTCACCTGTATTTAGTACAGTTACTCTCGATACTAGAATCTCAAGACCTTTAACTGGTTCTACGAATGTATCTAAAATACCCATGTTGTTATCAATAACATCTGTTGTGTTATTTGATGTGTCCATGATATTCTTATAGTCGTATACACCACCATCTTTTTTCACTGATTCCATGAAGTTATCAGCTAAAGTTTTGATCTCTAATCTAGTTTGAGCACTGTTGAACTCAAATAGGTAGTTTTTAAGAATTTCAGCTAAACCATCTTCAATATAGATAAGAACTTCTCTTACGTGTGCTGAAGATAAAGCTGATTGAATTCCTTGTTGTGCAGTTTTATTACCTTTGATTGTTAAACCAACGCCTCTTTCAAATACGATTGGGTTGTAACCAAATGGCTCAAGTACGTCTCTGTCATTCTTGTCGAATGCAAATTCTAGAGACTGAACACCTGTTCCACCTACAACACCTCTTCTTGGGCCTGCGATGATTGACCATGGTAATGCATCTAAATATTTATCGATATAGTTGTTAGATACGTAAGCTGCTGGTGGAATAACTTTAGTTCTACCGTTCTCAATTACATTAAGACCAGGACCGTAGTAGAATGCGTAGTTTGCACCTTCGTTGATCGATGGTAATGTGTATAATTGAGTTGGGTTATTTTCTAAGTTACCTCCAGTTGCTACGTGATTTACACTAAATCCATAAGGAGCGGTTGAATCTTTGAAAGAAGGATTAGTTGATGCTTTAAATTCTTTCACCATTGGTGCATTAAGAATTGCTGAAGCATTTTGTCTTTCCTTACATAGGAATGATAATTCTTCTTTATTTAAGATACCACCGTTTTCTAATGAACCGAATGTATCAACAACATATCTGAATGTAATGTTATCTTTATCTACTAAAGCGTTACCTAAACCAGTACCTGGCTTAATTGCTGTTAGTAATTCTGCAATAGATTTTGTAGTTTGAGTTGCTCCTTCTAATGGGAATGTCTTATAGAATCCACCTGCATCCTCGTATCTCTTAAGAGCATATTCTGGTCTTGAAGATACTGGTCTATGAGTTTCAAATCTATAGTAAGTTGAACCATTTTCAACAGATCTCTTAATTGACTTAATTCTAGATAGTTTACCATCATCACCAGGTACATACATACCTACTTTAATTGGTTGGTTACCATTAGAATCTACTGGGAAGTAAACATCACCTGTTTTAGAGAAGTTAAATCTTCCAGCTTCAGCACCACCAAAATCCCAGCCGTCACCAGCTAATGTTGGGAACATTACTGTTCTTGCATTAGGCTGTAAAGACCATGATTTGAATTGGCTAGATACTGCTCTCTGCTTAACTCCTAATGAAGTTAAGTTTGCACCAGCATAATCTGCACTAAATCCAACAGAACCTGAAGGAGATACTGTAGTAATACCTGTTCCTCCGTCTACTGTTACATCATTAATTGCAACATATTCTCCAGCGTTTTCTGATAATAAGAAGTAGTTTCCACCACTCTGTAAGTTACCATAAGCATAAGGAGCTTCAGATAAAATTAAGTTACCGTTAGCATCTACTGTAATAGTAATTCCATTTTGCCATGTTGCAGCATTTGCATCAGAGAATTTCTCGTAAGATTTAGAAATTGGTCCGTTAGCTTCGATAATAATACCTTCGTTAACATTAATTGGAGTAATTCCTGTAATTTTTACATATTCTCCATTAACTGAAGCATTTAAGTACTTTTCGTTATTAAGATCAGCTGCAAAAGTATTAGCATCTAAACCTGTTCCTGTAATAGTCATTACAGAACCATCAACAGCAACAATACCTGAAACTGTAGTAAAGTCTAATTCAACATTAGATTTCTCTTGATTAACTTTATGTGATAAAACTTCGTAATCTTGACGAATATCAAAGTTATTACCGATTAGATCGATTTGTGGAAGTGCATCTTCTTGTACAGCACAGAATAAACCTGTTCTTCTAGCCTCTAAGTTAATTAGAGTTTCAATGTACATTTGATTACCTTCAGCATCAATAAATTCAGGGATTAAAGATAATCCGTTATATTGTGCTAAAAGAGTTACTTCTCTTAAACCTGCAAACTTAGCAAATTCTGATTTGATTAAACCGTCTGCGTCAAAATAGTTTCCGTAGTTAGGGTCGTTATTTAATTCTTGTGCATCAAACTTACCTTTGAATACAAATACATCTACCATATAGTCTGAGATATATTCATCAGCGTCGATACCTTCTGGAATACCAGTTTCACCATACCATTCTCTTGCTGTTAATTCAAAACCTCTAGTATCTGCAGCTTGTCTAATGATAACTGTAATAGGATCTTGTTTGATATTAACAAATGAAATTGCGTGGTTTGTGTCTTCTGCAGATGCAACTAATAATTTTTCATCGTTAGGTACCCAGAACTTATCTGTATCAAATACATCTGTAAATTTCTTAGAAGATGCGTTTGAAGCTTGAAGTGTATTAGCTGATAAACCTTCTTGAGATGAGTTAGTTGCTGGAGAGAAAATTGATACTCTGTCAGCAGCATCATCTGAAGTTAAGTTTAATGCTAAAATCGGACCTCTAGATAGAGCCTCGATAGCTGATCTGTGGAAATACATTCCTTTCTTTTCTAATGACTTATCTACGCCACCGAAAACTTGTTTGAATTGTTCAACATCTTCTACTAGAACTGGAGTGTTGTATGGACCTTTTTTAGATCTACCTACAACTAACCTGATAGTCTCAGCAGGAATGTTCACGGTTTGTGATTTGTCAAACTCTAGACGATATACGCCTGAGCTTTTGAACTGTAGTAATTGAGGACTTAATGCCATAATTGTTCGTTATTATTTTTTATTCTTTTATTATATATCCCTGTCTTTCTGCAAATTTATTTAAGCAGGTCATAAATATCAAATTGTAAATCTCCTTGTTGGTCACTATCTTTAAATAGTATAGCTTCCATCTTATCGTGAAGATCCGGGTCAATGAAATCTAAGAGCTCCTCTACGAAATCTGCGTAATCCGTTGTATTAAAAAATTCTGTTGCAGTAATGCAAGTCATTATCACATCGTCGTTGCCCATTTGGGCTCCATAACTTCCATTTGGTAAAGTACCAAAAAGACTAGCTTCCGTCACTGTAACTTCATCTGTTAAATCTAATCTATTTATCTTATACAATTTCGCAAAGTTCTGGCAAAAGATAGCTTTATTGTCAGATTTTAGTTTAATACCTGGTTTTAATGATTTCCCATCATGTCGATGTTTAAATTTAACTACCATTTCATCATCGAAATCATTTCTTTGTGGAAATATACTTCTTAGGTATTGGAATAGTACTGTACCATAAGTATTATACTCAACAATCATCTTCACATTCTCTGAATAGAATATATCGACCGATAGAGTATATAGTACTTTTGCGAAATCTTCAATTACATGTTCATTTGATCTAAATCTACAGACTTGTGTAAATTTAAAAAAATCGTACATTGCACCAGGGTTAACCACATTCTTAATTTCTTCATAATTCATTGGATCGACCTGGAATACATTAATTACCGATGAGTCACCACCATTACCTTCTGCAATATCTACTGAGAATACCCAAAAGTTTTCTGGGTCTCTACAAGTATCAATATCAAAGTCTGGATCCCACTCTAAGAAACCTTTTGTATCAATTGAAATATAATCAAATTCATCAAAGTCATGATAAACATAGGGCTTCATTCTCTTTCTCATCTTCTTCATATCGACTGGGTCTAATAGGAGGTTAGATGAGCTGACGAACTCATTTCCATACTGTTTATTAAATGCTTCAATTGAACCTAAGTTTGCTAATTCTCT